GGTCATCTGAAAGGCGCAATAATTTTTTAGCGTACAATTCTCAATAAGGTTAACAGGTAAACAACAGCGGTACTATATATAGTGTAAGGGGTTAACAAAAAGGCTAATGCTTATTACTTTTGCAGAGTTGGCAAAGCTGAAAAACGTTAGTAGAGCAGCGGTTACGAAGAAGAAGAAAACAGGCGTTTTAAATGAGGCGATTGTTAACCACAACGGGCGGGAGTTGGTTAACAGAGAGATGGCTATGGACTTATGGAATAAGAATACCGATCCGGGTCGGGGTGTAGTTAGTGTTCCTGTTGCTACTCCTACAAAGAAAGAATTAAAAGAAAAGGTTGGGGCTTTACCTAATGAGGCCATTCCAGATTTCAATAAGAGTAGAGCTAGGAAAGAGCACTATTTAGCGGAGCTGGCAAAAATACAAGTCGCTCAACAGAAGAAAGAATTAATGCCAGTATCGGAGATAAAGAAGACAAGCTTTCAATTAGGCAGAAGCATTAGGGAATCTCTGGCTAACTTGGCGGATCGTTTATCTAATGAAATTGCAGGTGAAACCGACGCGCAAGCAATACATAAGTTATTAACTGATGAACATAGGGCGGCATTAGAACAATTAGTTGAGGCAGCATGAACGCTTGGAAGCAATCTTTCTTAGAAGGTCTTAAACCTGAAACGCCTTTAACTGTTGATGAATGGGCGGACAAATACCGGATGTTAAGCAGCAAGGCAAGTGCAGAGCCGGGTAGGTGGAGGACGGAAAGAACGCCTTATCTTCGGGAGCCTATGAGGGCATTAAGTACGCAAAGCCCTATTCAAAGAATTATTCTTATGTTTGCCGCACAGACAGGGAAAACTGAACTTGGCACTAACTTCTTAGCGTATGTAATAGACCACAGTCCGGGGCCAATGCTATGCGTACAGCCAACGGTGGAGATGGCAAAGAGATTAAGTAAGCAAAGACTCGAATCTATGATTAATGACACTCCTTGCTTAGCTAAAAAGATCGCACCCGCGAGGTCAAGGGATAGCGGCAATACTTTGTTCAGTAAAGAGTTTCCAGGTGGAATAATGCTGTTAACTGGTGCGAACAGTGCGACAGGTTTAAGGTCTGCGCCTTGTCGTTACCTTTTCTGTGATGAAACGGACGCTATGCCTACGGACTGTGAAAATGAGGGCGACCCCGTAGCGTTAGCAGAAAAAAGAACAACAACCTTTGCAAGAAAGAAAATATTACTTACATCAACCCCAACTGTTAAAGATTTTTCTCGTATTGAGTCGGAATACCTCGCTACTTCACAGAAAAAGTTTTATGTTCCTTGTCCTTTATGTGGTCACATGCAGCACCTACAATTTAAAAACTTAAAATATGAAGATCACGACCCCTCAACGGTTGAATACGAATGTGAGAAATGTGAGGGCAGATTCAAGGAAGTACATAAGACCTCAATGCTTAGACAAGGTGAATGGAGAGACACAGAAGCAGGGAAGGAGAACAAAACAGCGGGGTTTCATTTGAACGGTCTTTATTCTCCCTTGGGCTGGTTCAGTTGGGAAAATATGGTTCAGGAGTTTCTAAAAGCAAAGGGCGACGCTCCTTTATTACGCACCTTTGTTAATACAAGACTTGCTGAAACTTGGGATTCTGACCATGTTTCTAATGTCAGTGTTGAAGGTCTGCTAAAACGTTGTGAGGGATATCAGCCGGGTCACATTCCCGAAGGTGTACAAACAATTACGCTAGCGGTTGACGTCCAGGGCGGCGGCGGAATGGGTGGAGAGAATCAGCGTTTAGAGGTTTCTATTTGGGGATGGAATGTCACCCCTGATCGTTTTGAAGAAGGTTGGTTAATTGATCATCAAGTAATTCTCGGCGATCCGCATCAAGCTCATGTATGGGAAGTATTGGACGTTTTAGTTGGGGCTGAGTATGAAATTCCAGTACCGGGGAACCCAGAAAAGAAAGTAAAATTAAAACCTGACGTAACCGTGATTGACTCCGGCGGATTAGCAACGCAAGCTACTTATCAATATTGTCGCGAACGTCAGGCGCAAGGTGTTATAGCAATTAAAGGAACAAACCAAGCACGTAAACCTGTTATTGGTCGTGGGTCGAAAGTTGACATCAATTGGAAAGGTCGTTCACTTAAACAAGGGTTAAGTCTTTATTTAATGGGCGGAGATACTGCAAAAGATGCTTTAATGGGTAGACTGAAGCATAACGAACCGGGCCCAGGGTATTTACATTTTCACGCTCAAACAGGCGAAGAATATTTCAGACAACTAACAGCAGAGAGACAAATATTAAAAACAAACAAATCAGGTTTTCAGGTTCCGACGTGGATGTTAAAGCCAGGCGCTAGGAACGAGGCGCTGGATTGTCTCTGTATGGCTTATTGCGGCCTTAATCGTCTTTATATGATCTATCCACGGGCTAAAATCGGCGAAATGTTTAATAAAAGACTCTTAGATCTCGCTAATTCAAGCTCTAAAAATACGCTAAACTCGAAGAAGAGCACTAAGCCTAAGCAGTCGTATGTCAACAATTGGTAAGGGGGTCGCATGAATATCCCAAAAACCATTCGCGCAGGAAGTACGGCGAAATGGAAAGATTCAAGCACGATTGACGGTTTTGATCAGATTGTTTCGGCTCCTGATTGGACGCTTAAGTATTACTTGAGGACTATTGAAGGCGGAGGACATACCGCTACGGCTGTTCAAGATGGCACTGGGACAGGTTGGAAAATAACAATTACTGCTACAGAAACAGAAGCATTAACGCCTGGTAATTGGACTTGGTTAGCTGAGTTCTCCAAAGGTGTTGATAAATTCACAAGATCAGGGACATTAGAAGTTTTACAGTCTCTTGCTTACACAGGAACTAACCCGGCTGCTATAGATAGCAGGTCACAAGCAAAGAAAGATTTAGACGCGGTTACAACTGCTATTAGAGTTCTGACTACAGACGCCGGGGCAGAGTATTCAATAGGTGGCAGGACATTTAAGAAGGTTAATTTGCCGGATCTAATCGCTAGGGAAAGTCAATTGAAATTTATGGTTAATAAAGAAGATCAAGCGAACTTAATAGCAAACGGTAAAGGTAATCCATTCACCATGTATGCGAGGTTTTAATCATGGGTGTTGTTAATGCGTGGCGCGAATTATTCCGCCCTAATCCATCGGCAATAACAAGGCCAAGGCGCAGAGCCTACGCCGGGGCTAGCATGGATCGCTATACTTCTAGTTGGGTTAATCCAACAAGTTCGGCTGATACAGAAATTAAAGGCAGCGTTAAGAAGTTACGCTCAAGGGCTAGGCAGTTAATAAGAGATCAAGATTATTGTCGAAATGCTATTAGGGCCATTGTTGAAAATGTTGCTGGAACAGGCCCACGCCTTCAAGCACAGATTCGTATGGCGCGAGGTGGAAAGCTTAACCAGAAATTAAATGATCAAGTAGAAAGATCTTTTGCCAAATGGAGCAAATCTAATAGTTGTGATGTAGCAGGAAAACTTACCTTTAATGAAATGGTTAGAACAGCCGTTTCTGCATGGGCGTCAGATGGAGAAGTTTTCATCAGGCTTATTAGAGGTAAGAAGTTCGGTGATAGTGACGTTCCTTTTGCGTTGCAAATTTTAGAGGCGGATATGATCGACGAGGATTTTCAGGGAGGCGCTGCGAAAAAGGGGGAACAGTGGAAGATGGGCGTCTTGTTGGATAACTGGGGAAGACCAAAAAAATATGCTTGTTTAACAAAACACCCAGGCGACACTCTTTTTGTTAATGAGCCAACTGCAAAAGATAAGCATATTATTGTTGATGCTGCTGACATCATCCACTTAGCTACTTTTTCCCGCCCTGGGCAGACCCGTGGAGTTACTTGGATGGCTAGCGCAATTCAAAGGATGCACCATTTAGAGGGCTACGAACAAAGCGAACTAATTAGAGCAAGAGCTTCAAGTTGTTTAACTGCCTATATACAATCGCCTGAAGGTGAGCTTACTTCTGATGGGGTAGACGAAGAAGGGGAAAGGATTTTTGATATGGCTCCGGGTCAGGTGAAATATTTGGCCCCAGGGGAAAGCGTGACAGTCCCAGATCTAAACGCACCAGATGGACAATTTGAACCCTTTGTTCGTGCAATGCTTCGAGCTTTATCAGCATCGATGGGTATCTCTTATTCAACGTTGTCTAGAGATAGCAGCCAATCAAATTACAGTTCTAGCCGCCTTGATTTATTACAAGATCAGGAATCCTTTAAGGCATTACAAGCACAGTTGAAAGATATTCTTTTGGATAAGGTCTATCAGGAATGGTTG